CAAACTTGCTACCTTACAAAGGAGACTAGAGATGGCAAATCTTCAACCCGTACAATACAAGTACACAAGCACAAAAGAATATCACGACTCATTCCCATGTGCCTACAGGCAATGGCGAGCTGATAGTCACTGTAATCTGATTCACGGTTACAGTTTTAACATGAAGTTCTACTTCGGTACTAACGATTTAGACGCTCGTAACTGGGCGGCTGACTACGGTGGCCTAAAAGAACTTAAAGGTATTTTAGAAAGTCAGTTTGATCATACACTGCTAGTAGCAGAAGATGATCCTGAGTTAGACTTTTACAAAGAAATGGAAAAGCGTAAGTTAGCTAAACTTACTATTCTTCCTAAGTTAGGTTGCGAAGGCCTGGCTGATCAACTCTACAAGTATGTCAACGGTGTTTACATTCCGGACATGTGGGGCGAAGGTGAAAGCAAACGTCTATGGTGCTATCGCGTAGAAGTGCGTGAGACTCAGAGCAATATGGCCTTCCGTGAAGGCCATCGTGAGTGGAATGAGGATCTATTTGCGTGAACTCGTTTGAACGCATATGGGCCCGGGCAACTGGGCACCTAATGGGACAGACTGACGAGGATAAGCCGGATGTTCCTATCCTTTCTCTACGTGAAGCTCGCACTGCTTTATTCTTAAAAACTTTTTGGGTAATCATTCACGTTATAACCTGTTGCTTTATTATTGCCAACACCATTAGGCATTGGTAAATAATAATATGCGCACATTTAATATTCATAATATCGAATTAGGAAATGATAAACCCCTAGTATTAATTGCTGGCCCTTGTCAAATTGAAAGTCTAGATCATACACTAGAAACTGCACACAGTATAAAAGAAACCTGTGATAGTTTAGGGATCAAGTTTATCTACAAAAGCAGCTTTGACAAAGCCAATCGATCTAGTATATCAACTCGTCGAGGTGTCGGAATCGACGAAGGTTTAAAGATTCTTAATACTGTTAAACACAATTTTGGAGTGCCAGTTTTAACTGACATCCACGAAAGCTATCAGGCAGAATTGTGTGCTGCCGCTGGCATTGATGTCATACAAATACCTGCGTTTCTTTGTAGACAGACTGATTTGTTACTAGCGGCAGGAGCTACAGGCTGTGCGATCAATGTCAAGAAAGGACAGTTCCTTGCTCCCCACGATATGAAAAATGTTGCAGCGAAGATTGCTTCAACTGGAAACGAACGTATTATGTTATGCGAAAGAGGATACACTCATGGATATAATAATCTTGTTGTGGATATGCGTAGCTTACCCGTTATGGCAAGCACCGGGTATCCAGTGGTCTTTGATGCCACTCATAGTGTTCAACAGCCTGGAGGAATGGGGGAACGATCAGGTGGAGACCGGGCTATGGTACCCTACCTAGCGAGAGCTGCGGTAGCCACTGGGTGTGTGTCTACATTGTTTATGGAATGTCACGAAGATCCAGACAATGCTCCTAGCGACGGGCCTAACATGATTCCATTAAATCAGTTAAAGCAGTTATTAAAAGACTTGGTTGCCATAGATGGAATTGTCAAAAGAAGAACGTAAAAGAATTAAAAGAGAGGCCAAAGCCGCTAAAGCCGCACATCAGTACGCAGCTCTAGTAGCTAACCTCGATCCTAATACCAAAATCACTATCCTGTGTGTGAGATTTGGTAATAAGTACGGTCGTGAATATGTAGAAAGGCTACGCAACATGATTTCGAGGCATATCACAGTGCCTTATGAATTAGTGTGCCTCACTGATGATCAGCATCCTATAGAAGGTGTTCGCAGCATCGTACAACCCAATGCCAACTATCCCAGAGGTTGGTGGCACAAGGTACACATGTTTGATCCTAATCTACCTCTGAGAGGCCGCGTGTTATATTTTGATCTAGATGTTGTGATACATGCTAACATAGACAAACTCACGGTATACTGTCCTGGACAATTTATAGGCATACATGATTTTAATAGAAAATTCCATGCTTCGTGGCGATATCTCAACAGCTCTGTGATGGCCTGGGAACACGGCTCACAGAGCCATATCTGGACTCAATTCCAAACCAATCCCAGGGATGCACAGAGACTGCAGGGAGATCAAGATTGGATCTGGAAGCTGTGTCAGAGTACGATTAAATTTTGGCCCAAAGAATGGATCATGAGTTACAAATGGGAAATCCGAAATCGCAGTGAACTTACCATGAACAACGGCAAACGCACATTCGCCACGGTTCGCAATGATGTTATCCCTGATCCAGAATGCTCAGTGGCTGTGTTTCATGGTGATCCAAATCCCTGTGCAGTACAGGATAAGTTTGTAGTTGACAACTGGCGGTGATGATGTTATACTAGTAGTATGACATTTACTACACATCACAGTCAAATTCGCACAATCAAACAGAGTGATTCTCGATTTCATATCCATGATAAATTCACTACTGCACCTAGAGCTGGTTTTGAAATTAGTCAACGATGCCCGGAAAATTATCGAGATCTTATTGCTGAATGTATTAACCACGGTTGGCTCAAACCTGTGGCCTATATGACAGAACGTGAACTTCTTATTTCAGGATTATCTAATGATTAAGCGACTGGGCTTTGCCTGCAAATGGATCAATGATCCTTCCGAAGTCGACGGCATGAAAATCAATGCTGTTGATCGCGACTTAAATACAGGCTCTACCACAGTTAGGTGGTTGCGTGAACATCCCCAAGAAGCAGAACAGCGACTTTGGGACTTGATGGAAAGAAACATAGAAGCCTGCTACAAATTAGTCAGCAGGGTGGGAACACTAGATGAAGATCTTAGAATGGTACGACTCTCAAGTGATATACTTCCTGTATACACTGAGCCTAGTTGGAAGTGGTTTTGGCGGCAGCCCGATGTTAGAGCATTTGCAGAAAGAGGATTTGCCAGGGTGGGTGATGTGGCTAGGCAGAATAATGTTAGGCTCAGCTTTCATCCTGGCCAGTTTTGCGTGTTGGCGTCTATTAACCCGGGCATAGTAGAACGCTCAATAGAAGAGTTTGAGTATCATGTGGACATGGCTCGCTGGATGGGCTATGGTCAAACATTCCAAGACTTCAAGATCAATGTGCATATTTCGGGCAAGCAAGGCCCACAGGGGGTTCGTGATGCTCTTAGCAAAATGACACCCGAGGCCCGCAACTGTCTTACCATCGAGAATGACGAAATGACCTGGGGCATTGACTCTAGCATTGAGTTAGTCAAGGACTGTGCCCTGGTGCTAGACATTCACCATCATTGGATTAAAACTGGAGAATATATTGAAGCGAATGACGATCGTGTTAAAAGGGTTATTGATAGCTGGCGTGGTGTGCGCCCTGTCATACATTATAGTGTTTCACGGGAAGACTGTCTTATTGACCATCCCAGACACATCCGCCCCGATCTTCCGTCCCTCTTAGAGCAGGGCTATAAAAAAGGCAAGCTGAGAGCGCACAGTGGCTTTTATTGGAATACCGCAGTTAATTCTTGGGCATTGACACATAGGTCGTGGGCAGACATCATGTGCGAAAGCAAGGCCAAGAACTTGGCCTCATTTGCTCTATACGAGCAGGATAAAAAAGTTACAGAGACGTTGGCTTGCGACCGCGAGTTGTTGCTTTCTTAACAGCAGCCTTGGCTTTTGTAGCTACTTTTTTAACTTCTGTTTTAGCCTTGTCAACAACCACGGCGGTATCTTTAGCATCTACTATCCCGTCCTTGTTTACATCAGCAGCAGCTTTGACACCTTCTACCACATTTTGAACAGAAGTTTTAGCATCAGCAAGATCTACCTTACCGTCATTGTTTACATCAAGAGTCTTAGAACTTCTGTTGAAATACACAAGAGCACCGATAACAACTACAACTGCAATCGCTAATAACATTTCCATAATGAATTCTCCTTGGAGTTGTATTTAGTACTTGCTCACAGGCAAAGTCGTACTAGCGGGCATATCCCAGATTTTTTTCTGCTCCACTCCTATTCGTTGAGCAAATCTTTTAGAATCACACTCTGTACAGCAATGAAAATAATTGTTGCTGAGACGCTTCTTATCCATGTGCTTGAGATCTCGGACAAATTCTGAGTCGCAACTATCACATCTCAAAATCACTGCGATTTTGTTTCTCACATATTCATGCCGATGACCTAGTTTACTGAGTCTAACATAATAATTCTGTTGGATTTCTGTTTTGATAAACATCGTGTATTTACATTAGGCTTATAAAACTTTGGGCTAAATACACTCAGCAACTGCTAATCCTAGGAAAAACTATGGCAAGAAAGACAATTGATATCGGTGCTATTGGCAATGATGGTACCGGTGATAGCATAAGAGATTCATTCAGAAAAGTCAACGACAACTTCCGTGAACTTTATAGTTCTCTAGGGCTAGGTGAAAACCTCACTTTTATCGGCCTAGATGACACTCCGGAAACATATGTAGGTCAGAATGATCCTGTTACCGGATCCACTCCATTAGTTACTGTTAACAACACAGAATCCGGATTGTCGTTTAAGCGATTGGTCGCAGGTGCTGGAGTCAGCATAGACTTCACTACCAATCCCAACGAAATCACTATCAACAGCGAATTTTCAGAAATAGTAGCTGATCCTACTCCTCAGTTAGGCGGTGACCTATCCATGAGGTCAGGCGGAAATCAATACAGAATTATTGATGCTGGAACAACAATATCTCCGTTAAGTCCCATCTACAAACATGAATTGGTTAACAAAAATTATGCAGATTCAAAGATATCTCGAGCAGGTGTTTCTGCTGTTAACCCCGAAACAGGACTAGTAGACGGTTCTTTTGGTACTATGAGTGGTCCGCTGATACTATCACGCAGTCCCGAACCCGACGACGACGAACTTTACGGTGGACTAATTGCAGCCACTAAACAATACGTTGATTCATCTGCATTTGGTAGTTCAGTGAATCTGTATGTGGCTCTAAGTGGTTCTGATGATAGACCCGGTGTTTCCAAAGCTCTGCAGGGACGAGCATTGGCCTATGCTTATAGAACGCTGGAAGCTGCACTAAGACGTGCAGAAGAATTGGTTCTAGAAGGACCTGCAGAGATAGGACCTTATAAAAAGATATTGACATTTAACAATGGTCTAGGTACATGTACGTTGGATGGTATCGGCGAAGCTCCTGGATCAGGTTCGGGATTTTCTGGTATACTGAGAATGAGTATAGACACTGCCGAACTCAACGGAGTAGGAACTAACTATTTTCCAGGTGATATACTATCAGTAACTGGTGGCACTGGCACTGGCACAGCTACAATACAGGTGTTAACAACTCTTACAACACCAGGTGCTATTTCTACATTTAGAATAATATCTACCGGAATATACACTGCACTACCTGGAACAACCGCGGTATCTACTACTATCTCAACATCTGCAGCACCTCTGGGAATTGGCGCTATCGGCACTGGAGCATCGTTTGATTTAACCTACAAAGTAGCCTCAGTCTCTATTGCTCCTGGTGGTGGTGGCACAGGCTACGGTTTAGTATCTGTGCGTATTACGGGTGGTGGTGGTAGTGGCGCATTTGGTACTGCCGTGGTTGCCGGTGGAGTGATCACTAGTATCACTATCACTGATAAAGGATCAGGTTTTACTTCCTTGCCCACTCTGCTAGTGAATCTGCCTCGATTTAGGATTCGCACAGATGGATACCGAACTGATTTCACCGGAGACGTTTTAACTAATACTCCCGAAGCTATACGTGGTCGAGACATTCGTGAAGGTCTGTTTCTTCGAGGAGAAACTTCTAGCGCCTTGGCACAGATATTATCACACACAGGTGCGTTAGACAGCGATGGCAATGAAATATTCGACGTTGACATAAAATTTGGTAACTTTGTAACTGACGAAGTTATATCCTACGGTGACATTAGTAAAAGTATTCAGATTTCTATCTTGGTAGAAAGCGGAGAATACTATGAAAACTATCCGTTAAAGGTACCACAAAACTGTTCTATTGTTGGTGATGAATTTCGTAGAGTGGTTTTCAGACCATTACCAGGCATAAGTTCAAGCCCTTGGGCGTTCCAAAAATTCCGTAGAGATCTAGTCATAGATGGGTTAACTACTGCTACTAAACTATATGCCTATCATTATCTTTCAGATACTGATGCACCAGTATATCCACCTATTAATAATCCTGGAAACTACGACGCGGCCGCTACACTATTAGATTTAAACAGAACATTTATACAAAACGAAATCACTGCTTGGATCAACAACAATATTGATACAGCCGGTGTCGGTTCAATCTGGTACAATTTTGAATATCTAGAATCTAAATGTCAGCGCGATATTGGATTAATTGTAGATGCCATTGTGTTTGACCTTAAGTATGGTGAATATAATCGCACAGTCAGTGCTGCACTGAAATATTATCAAGGCGCTAGTGCTCAGTATGCGATTACTGTGCAGCTAGAACAATATCAGGAAGTATTGGTTAAACTCAACCAATTGATGCAGAGTGTTATAGATAATACTGAGATTACCCCAGTTTATAACTCTACATTTCCACAGATCATAGATCAAGCATTTGTTGCAGAAGTAGGTGCAGACAGTGTTGTTTCTAGCCTTATCACTGCTATTGATGATATCATTGATGAAAGTGGACCTGGATTTGGCAGCGTAAATCAGCCCAAAAACAACGAAGAGATGGATGTGTTCTTGGCTAATGATGCCGTTCGCTGGCAGGCTATTACCGCACAAGGACATGGCGGATTCATGGCTGTTTTAGATCCTACGGGTCAGATATTGGCCAAGTCGCCATACTTCCAAGAATGTGCTTCATTCTCAAGAAGCAAAGATCGTCAAGTATTTGCAGGCGGTATGTTTGTGGACGGATTCGCCGGCAATCTGCAATTCCGTCACAATACCACCAGTGGTGATTTTCTTACTCTCAGTGTAACAGGGTTATCAAGATTTCCTCAACTGCCTTGTTCATTCTTGGTAGATGATTCGGTATTCCGTATAAACTATGTTAGAGATTTCGTATACAATCCTGCAGGATCTTCGGCCAATCTTGTATTAGACGATACAAATCCATTTACTCGTGCAGCAGGCACACAGACCTGTACTATCAGCTTTGCATCACCTGCAGTAATTACCAGAGTAGACCATAGACTACAACCTGGCGCTACCGTGGTGTTTAGCACCACAGGCACACTACCTGGCGGAATAGTCGCTGGCCAGGAATATTTTGTAGCTGAAGATGGACTTACTAATAACACCTTCAATGTTGTTGCCCTATTTGGTTCAACTGTTAAAGTAAACACAACTAGTGCAGGCTCAGGAGTTCACAGCTATCAAAGACTCTATGAGATACTGATGCCAGGCAATAGGTCATTGCTGTGTAACGACTTTACACAGATCAACGATCTGGGCTATGGCATTTTAGCTACAAATGGAGGACTGGTAGAAGCTGTTAGCATGTTTACCTACTACTGTCATATCAGTTACTACGCTCTTAACGGTGCGCAGATTAGATCTGTAGGAGGATCCAGTGCCCATGGTACATATGCCTTGGTAGCCGAAGGATTTGATCCACTAGAAGTACCAACTCCTACCAGTGTTTTTGAAGATTTTGCACAGAAAGTCAAATGTTATTTTCCATCATCCACATATGAAAATACTGTGGAAGGACTGTTCGTATATGTCTATGGCTATGACTATGTACCGTTGAACGCTTCAGAGCTAGAAGTAGATCACAGTGGAATAATTTTTAGATACCCTATCACCAGTGTAACACAAGAAGATAGTTTCCCTGCAGGTGTGGTTCGTCTTAATTTAACCACAGGATCAGGAGGAGCAGAAAGCGAAGGTCTATTTGCCATAATACCCGACAACACTGTGATGACGTTGAGAAATAACGGACAGATTATACTTACCGGTGGTCTTGAAAATGTAGCTGTACGTCCGTCAACTGGTCTGAAACTGCGTGAAACCGGCGACACTGTGTATCGTGTGTTGTTGTTTACTTCCATGGAAGACACCAACGGGCCTTATCCAGTTAGTATTACCAATGCATCTCCTGCAGTGATAAAGATACTGGTCACTGTAACGGACATTACAGATAATCTTGTTACTACTCAGCAGAATCACAAACTAAAACTAGGTGATAAGTTCATACCAACTTCTACTGCCAATGGATTTGTCAGCGGTACCACGTACTATGTGATTTCAGTTCCAGAAGCTAATCAGTTCACTGTCAGCACTTCGTCGGGTGGTAGTACACATACCCTTGTTAACGGTAGCGGATTAACCATACAGGGTGCAAAGACACACAAGCTGCTGGAAAACTATACAGTAAGTTTTCTATCCACAGCTACATTCACAGCGACTATAAGTGGTACTACTCTGACCATCGTGAGTCTAACCGCAGGCACTGTTGCTGCTGGTATGACCCTCACAGGTGTTGGTATCACTGCTGGCACTACTATCAGCAGCGGGTCTGGCTCAACCTGGACCATTAACAACAGTCATACCATAGGATCACCGTTGGCTATGACATTAACTGGTGCAGTACCTACTGGTATCACTGCAGAAACAATATATTTTGTTTTGCCAGATGGTCTAACAGATACAGAATTTAGAATCGGTCTTACTAAAAACGGAGTTCAAATCAATACCAGCTCTGCAGGCACAGGTACTTTCACGCTGAACCACGTAGGATTGACCAAGACTAATCTTAGAGAAAATTATGATTATGTAGAACTGACCGTCAATATACCAGGTGACACAGCTATCTATAATCTAGTGGCTACAGATACCACTGTGACTACTAATTTAATCACCCTGAGCACTATCAGTTACCAGGTTAAACCAGGTATGCCTGTGGTGTTTTCGGGAACTACATTTGGCGGTATCACCGCTGCCACTACCTACTATGTGCTATCAAGTCCTTTCAGTGCCAGCATACCTGTGGCCACAGTAGAGAGAACTGGCACTGCTGCTACTGTTGTGACATCAGTGAATCACGGGTTGGCCTCAGGCCAAACTGTTAATATTAATACCACTGGTACTGCATTGGATTCAGACAATGCTGTGGTAATCACAGTGTCTGATGCTACCACCTTTACCTATACCTCAGGAGCAAGCGGATCCATCACTTTGGTTGCTGCCACTGCAGGTCGTGTGGTTCCGGATTCTAAAATCACTGTCAGCGCCACTCAGGGTGGTGCCGCAGTTACCCTGAGCACAGCTTCAGGAACAATGACTGCTGTGGCTGGAGGAACACTACCAGCTACAATTAGTGTAGCATCGCCGGCTGTGGTTACTGTGACTTCACATGGATTGGTTGCTGGAGATGTTATAAAATTCAGTACCAACGGTATACTTCCAGGAGGAATAGTCACAGGCAACAATTATTTCGTATTATCCACTGGGATTGGCACAAACTCATTTAGAGTCAGCCTAGCACCAGGTGGCGCTGCTGTTGATACAACTGGCACCCAGACCGGCACACACACTGTTACTAGGGTATTCGGTAGAGCTGGAGATACACAATTTCCAGTCGTAGCTGTGCCGGATCAAAGTATCAGCAGAATGGTTGGCTCTAAAGTAATGTTCAAAGGTGAGGAATATATAATCTCACAGTATGATCCATTAGCAGTGACTAATACTACTTTTGGAAGAGTATATTTGAACAGACCATTAGTAGATAGTTTGATAGCATATCAGGCTAGTTATACTGCCAAAGCGGCGGTGCCTATAAGATCAAACGGTGCCCTAGGTAACTTAACTATACGTATTTCTTTAACTCGTGTAACAGGCCACGATCTACTAGAGATAGGTACAGGATCATATGCAGACACCAACTATCCCAAAGAAATCTACGGCCCAAGTGTTAACAGTCTCAATCCAGACACTGAAGTAGAAGAACGTGATGTTGGTCGTGTGTTTTATGTTACCACTGATCAATTTGGTAACTTCTCTGTGGGTCCATTCTTCAGAGTGGATCAGGGAACAGGAACAGTTACATTTGCAGCTAGTATTGCGCTGAGTAACTTAGATGGTATTGGTTTCAAACGTGGCGTACCTGTTAGTGAATTTTCAACTGATTCGGGATTCACTGACAACGCTACTGATACTGTACCTACAGAAAATGCTACACGTATCTATATTGAACGTAGATTAGGCATGCAACACGACGGATCAGCAGTAACTAGCGGACAGTTAATTCCTTCAGTCACCGGTGGTTTCATGGCTCTTAATGGCACGTTGGCCATGAAGGGAACCATGCAGATGGCCGATAATCAAATCGTAGGTCTTGCAGATCCTGTATCGCCGCAAGATGCTGTAAATCTACGCAGCTTGACAACAAGTAATTTACAAGACTATACTGTGACTAATGCTAAGGCAGGAGATGCTCTAGTATTCACTGGTTCGGGTGATGCTGCTATAAATGCCAGCGTGATTGGTGATATTACTTTTGAGCTTACAACAGGGGTAGATTCTGCACTTAATCAAATTAATGCACAGATTGTAACAGGTTCGATCATCAATAGTGATATCAACGCTACCGCTGCTATTGCATATAGTAAATTGAATCTTGCAACCAGCATAGTAAATGCAGACATAAATGCTACCGCTGCTATTGCATATAGTAAATTGAATCTTGCAACCAGCATAGTAAATGCAGACATAAATGCTGCTGCTGCTATTGCTGTTAGCAAGTTAGAAACACTGGCTCCAGATACTTTGGTAGGTAATTCATCTGTGACTACTTCTACGCCTAGCGCAGTACCATTTTCAACTGTGGTAGACGAAGGCGGATCCATAAAGAAAACGCAATATTCTAGTGTGGGTTTTCTCAAACGAGTTAGTGGTGTCAGCAGTACCGCAGACGTAAACTATAGTATAATAAACTCTTCAGCAGGATCATCCAGCAGTGTGGGTGCATCGGAGCTCATAGCCAGAGACTCAAATGGAGACTTTGGTGGTCGAACCATAGACGTACAGAGTATCAAGATTGATACCAACTTGTCTGTAGATACAGATGTAGTTGGAGGTTCCGGTGGATATATTAGGTATTATGGTTATAATACCGTGGGCGGAATACTGATACAAAGTGATACTGCGATACCGGCTAATAACAAAATTGCTTATTGGAATGACGCACACGAGTTTAAAAACAAAACAGGAGCGGCAAACGCACCTATCACTGCGGTGGGTGCCATAACCTCTACCGGCACAGGAACCTTTACAGGAATACAGTGTACATCAATAACCACTGGGGGTAATACCACTGCAGGTACTATCACAGGACGATGGACACTAACTGGAACTTCACCTAACGAATCAAGATTGCAGGCCACTTACTCCGCTGACCTAGCAGAAAACTACGAAGGCGACAAGGAATACGAAGTAGGGACGGTTCTTGTATTTGGTGGGGATAAAGAAGTAACAACCACAGACATAAAAGGTGACACTAGAGTAGCAGGTGTTGTCTCAAACACAGCAGCCTATACCATGTTTGAAGCCTGTCCAGGGTTGAAAAATCTTGTGGCTCTACAAGGACGTGTGCCCTGTAAAGTAGTAGGTAAGATCCGCAAAGGGGATATATTGGTAACTTCGGGAATAGCAGGTGTGGCTGTGGCTGCTAGCGGGGATATCCGAGTAGGTACAGTGGTAGGCAAAGCAATCAAAGACTACGATTCAGATCATATTGGATTAGTCGAAATAGCAGTAGGGAGAACATAATGGCAGCAACATTTTTAGGGTCTATCACAGGAACTACCCTTACTGTAACTTCGGTGGTATCAGGTACGATCACAGTAGGAAATGCTCTGTATGGTACTGGAGTATTACAAGGTACTTTTATCGTTTCTGGATCAGGCAGCGCATGGACCGTGAATTTATCACAGACTGTGGTTTCAGATGGCAGTAGTTTGATCACAGCCACTGCATTTAATAACAACATATCGCCAGGAGCACCTCCATTGTTATGGAGTGATGTTGATGAAGCGTTCACGCTGATCAATGAAAATTTTGATATTATAATCGCTACTATAGGTGGTGGAAGTGGCCTTACACCTATAAATTTTGAAACTCTTGATACTGATCTTCGTCCGACCACAGATAATCTACGCAGCCTTGGTAGTGGTACAAATCGTTGGAAGTCAGTTTATACCAGCGAACATACTTTAGTTGATCCAACAAACGGAGTATTTCTAGGAAATGCACAGATCAAAGGTATCGGTCTTACAGTTAATCTTCCGGCCAATTCTACTATCGGAGGAGATCCCATAACTGGAATTGGTACCAGCCTGATAATAGATCCAGAAAAGACATTCTTTAAAACCATCGAAGTGGATGGAAATAACAGTGTTGTAGCAACAGAATTTGGTGATACACTAAATCTTGTTAGTGGTAGCGGTGTTAGCATGGTGGTGAGTTCGGGTGCAGACTCAATCACTATATCAAACACAGGCATACTGAGTGTGGCAGCCGGTTCAGGAGTCACTGTGGCCACTGTGAGTGGCACATCCACAATAACCAATGCTGGTGTACGCAGTCTGCAGAGCACTACTGCACTACCTTCAGGTAGAACCACAGGTGCTGGTATCAACATCACTGGGTCAACTGGTGATAATATCAGAGTAACTAACACTGGAGTAATTAGCATTACGTCAGGTGTAGGTATCACTGTGAGTGCAGATGCTGCTTCAGGTGATGTGACTATTACCAACTCAGCTCCTGCAGTTAATGCATTTACACAGGTTGTAGTCAACGGTGACACTTCTAATATATTAGCAGCTGATGCTGTCAATGATGTATTAAACATCACCAGCGATGCAACCATTACCCTGACAAAAACAGTGGGCACTGATACTTTAAACATTGCCGTGAATCCGGTGTTTGATTTACGAGGTTCAGTGTTCGGCGACGATTCAACTAAAATTGTTGACGCTGTGGAAAACAAAGTCTACGGCGGAATATTTGCAACAACATTGAGAACATCAGAAACTAAAATAGCATTAGGTGAGAATGCTGGAAACATCGCGCAAGGCGCCCAGGCAGTGGCAATTGGATCTGATGCTGGAAACGGCTTGCAGGGCAGCACAGCAGTAGCTGTTGGGTCTAGTGCTGGCAGAATCTCACAAGGCATCGCTGCATCGGCACTTGGATTTGGCGCTGGTGAAACTTCACAAGGTGATGGTGCGATAGCTATTGGTGCTGCTGCTGGTGCGACTTCACAAGGCATCAATGCTGTGGCTGTTGGTAGCAGTGCCGGTAATACCTCACAAGGTACAAATGCTATTGCAATTGGTCCGGTTGCAGGTCAAACCTCACAACCTGCCAACACAATTATACTCAATGCCACTGGCGTTCCAGTCAACGGGGTTGCAGCTCAAACCAACAGTTTCTATGTTGATCCAATTAGAACCACAGCCAACGGTACTCCGTTGATGTACAATGCAACAACCAAAGAAATTACATACAGTAACGTATTAGAATTCGTTGGCAGCACTATCAGCACCAGCGACTCAAGCGGATTAACTGTAGATGTGCAAACAACATTTAATACAGATGTTACTTTTGAAAATGATATAACAATAGCAGAAAGGTTAACACTAAAAGGCAGCAGAGTTATCAACTTAACTGAATTGAAATCAGTTGTGGCGGCAAGCTCTAGCTTTGCTGACTTCCAAACAAGAATAGCAGCATTGGCATAACGGAGCGAATAAATGGCAAAACAGAATATCAACGTAGGTACCACAGCTAACGATAAGAAAGGTGATAGCCTACGAGCTGCCTTTGTAAAAGTCAATGCTAACTTTACAGAACTATACAAGGCTGTAGGGCTTGCTGACACAGGACAAGATACTGCATTAACATTTGTAGGCAGTACTATCGGCACTGATGATAGTTCAAGTATTGTGATTGATCGTGCAACTACTGTCTCCAGCAACCTGTCAGTGGGTGGGGACATTCTGCCACAGACTGCCAACGGCGGTGATCTAGGCTCAAGCACACTGCCTTGGCGCAGCCTGTATGTCAGCAACAACACAATTTATATTGGTGGTGTTCCATTAGGAATAGATGCTAATGGTGCGTTAACAGTCAACGGCAATCAAATTGCAGGTGGCGGTGGCGGAAGCACATTGGTCAACGGTGCTAACACAGTTAGTCTTGGCTCAGATGGTGTGTTAACATTGCCTGGTGGTCGTACCCGTATTGGCACATTGCTGGGATCAGATGCTATTATAGCCAACGAGGACACAGCATTTGGTGTTGTAGCACAAGGAACAAATGGTTCGGGCGTACTGTTATGGATAGAAGATTCAGAAAATTTTGGTACCAGTAATCTAGCGGCTGTATATACCAATCCTGCAAATTTGGGAATTGTTAGGATAGCGACAGGTGCCAATGGCGGCCCTGGACCCAAGTTCTGGGATTTTAACGACAGTGGTGCGTTAACATTCCCCCAAGGCACCACAATTGCCACCGCTGACGGAACAGATGCATTTATCATAATGGGTGCTGCTGACAAAGATGTTCAAATATATACCTTGAGTGGTGAGACTGCTCGCGGATGGACCTTTGGCACAGATGGTAGTTTACAAATACCAGGTGATATCAAGAGCAACGGCAACATCAACATTGACATCAACCTCACAGACTCAACACTGCGTAGATGGCAGTTTGGAGAAGATGGTGATCTAATATTGCCAGCAGGTGGAGATATCAAGAACAGCACAGGCACTAGTGTACTAG